GTGCTCCTCTAACAGCTTAGTTCTTTCTTGGAGTGCTTTGTTTAGCTGCTGCTGTAGAGCTACTTGTGCGGAAAGGTCCATGTGATCTAAATATCACGAAACCAAGTTAGGTGAAACGTCTCAGTTTGGCCGGCACATTATCTCTGCTGAGGCCTCTAAGGGCTCTGGAGCCGGCGTCGTTCTGGTGGGCTGCGCGAGTCTGTTCGCCGTTAGATGTTTTGATCTCTTGCACCATGCGATCAATGAACCACCTTCGCTGCCACACGGGCAGATTCATGCACTCTTGGTAAGTGAAACCCATGTAGTACATGAGAGCGAAGGTGGGCTCAAGAAATATTTCTTTATCGTTAGGCGTCAGGCCAAAAAAAGCTAGCGCCGATTGGCAAGTTCACCTCCGAATGCTCAAAACAACTTGTGCACTCGAGCCAACCTTTCATGTCGATGCCAGGCTCGTGCTCGTCCATGAATTTGCGCAGCATGCGGCTGTCTCTTGCCGGCATGTTTCTAATGAAAGTCGCAATCTTGTTCTTGTCCTCAATGCCATCAATTGAGACGATGCTGTACAAGAGGCGCTTGGTGACAACATTATCGACATCGCCGCCGAGCTTTTTCTTCTTGCGGCGATCAGCCTCAATCGACATGTTGAGCTCGTCTTTGCCAGTCAGGAATCTAAAAACTACTTTCTTTTTCGTTACAGGCAGCTCGAACTCAAAAAGGTTCTCGCCTTCTGAAATCGGATCGATTTCAAGACGCTTGATTGGCAACTGGGACAGGTCGAAGGTGTGGCTAACTTTCTCATCACACTCTGGGCACATGACCTCTACTTCGTAGTCAGCACCGTAGCCAGTAATTCTAATGGCAGTCATCAGTGCATTTCTGTCGCCAGAAATCAAGTGATCCACTCGAATGGACTTGTCGACAATGCAAGATTTTAGCAGCTCTGAAATGACCGTGCCTTTCTTGATCAGGGCTCGAGAGGTAAGAATGTCTTCCTCTTTGGCAGTCATGGCTTTGATTTCAATATGCGTGCGATTGTGCGAAGCAGTGTCGACTGGATAGATCTTGCCTTCTGATGGCAGTGGCACCGACTCAACTGGCACTTCCATGCCAAAGTCGTCTTTCATGACGTTGCGGGTAGAAAAACCCTGCTGCTGCGCTTGCTGCGCAGTAAAAACCGAATTGCCGTCTCTTTGGTCTGTCATTTTTTCTCCTGATCGATACACCTAGGTATTCAAACTCCATTGTTTGAATTATCGATCAGGTTGTAAAAAATAAAAAGGGGCCGGCTACAAAGAACCGGTCCCCTTCCAATCACAGCTACTTTTTGTGTTCGCGCGCTATTTTATCAGTACTGAAGTACGCAGTTATCGAAGCGGATCGTGATTGAGATCTCGCTCGGATCAGACGCGCCGTAGTCCAGCGAACCGAAGTCAGCTGCCGTCAGGAAAGCGCCCTTGATGTCCCAGAGCTCGACAACCGTGCCGATTGGATCGAGCATCTTGAGCTGGATGTCACGCTTGTAGAAGTCAGCGTAGCCAGCGCGACCAGACACTGACTCAAAGTGCGTGCGCACCCACTCCATAACCTGCTGGGCGCCGGAAGGAGCGATTGGGTCGTGCAACGTCACTGACATCGTCTCGAAAGAGGCCTTGCCAGCAATGTAACGCTTGTGGTTGATGTAAGGGATCTCGACCTCTTCAATGGAAATGTTAGGACGAGAAGCTGTTTTTACGATGAATGCATCGATGCCCTCAATAGCAAGAACCCACCGAAACTGGCGTTTGGGCTCAAACTTATTGGGTAGCATGTCTGTAACTGCGAGTGTTTCTGCCATTTTATTCTCCTAGCTGTTGCATATAAATATGCAGTTCTTTCCTTTAGATGTTGTTACTCACGACAAAGTCAAGTGACACGAATTCGACCGATCTCGTAGGCTGCAAGAAGATGCGACCGCGAATGGTGTTGTTCTCAATGTCTGCCTGCGTAGTAGTAGTCGTATCAATGATTACTTTGAATCGATCGAGACCGCCTTGCGCTTGGACTGAAGCCAGGATGGGCTGCACGCGTGCCTGGAAGGCAGCAATCGTGGAAGCCTGGTTTGGCTCGAATAAGAACGTTCTAGCAACGTCTCTGACTCTGCGTCGAACGTCGATGAGCAAACGTCGGACATTGACTCGATCCAAAGCACTCTGTGCTGCGAGCAGCGTTTTCTGACCGAAGACAGTCACGCCAGCAGTTGCAGTCACATCACCGATGATCGGGTTGACGTCGGCCGTGTAGAGGTCGTCTCTGTTCTGCTGCAAGAGCTCAACGCCCGGGTAAAGAGCAGAAGCCAGAGCACCTCGAGTGAAGCCAGCAGGCGCGAACCAAGGGAATGCCACAGCGTCGTTCAGTGCAAATGCACCTAGCACAACGGCAGATGCAGGGGCCTTGACGTTCGTGCGCGTTGCAGGGTCGCTGATCACTACGCTCGGGTAGTAGGCTGCAGCGAAAGAGCTGTCGAGCGCACGGCCAGCGAAGCGATTGACCGTATTGGTGACACTAGGCACCTGGAGTGAAGACGTGACGAAAGCATCTACCTCGTCCTTCTCTTCGATATCCATGATGAACAGAGCGTCGAATCTTCTCTCTGTTGCCTCGATGGCATAGTCAGTCACAGCTGGATGGCTAATGCCTGGGATTGCCAGCAGCTGCACGTCGACATCTTGCTTGGCTTCCATAAGATCCATTGCCTTGCGGTAAGCAGCGACCGTGGGGCCATTCTTGCCACCCTGTGCAGTGTCGTCCATCTCTCGGCGAACTGCAGTATCAAGCAGCTTGGCCTTATCTTCGTCGAAGATATTGACGCCGTCCCAGCCACCAATCATTGGGAAGGTGAACTTGAGATACTTTTGCGTCGGCACGTGCGAGAAGTCCTTAGCAGGATCCAAGAATCTGACCTTGTCGCTGCTAGTACCGTCTCTGTCGTCAAGAGTTGCAGCCAATATACCGTTTCTGCTGTATGTTGCTGCTGCCCACTGCTGCGGATCTGGGCGATCGTTTGAAGCAGTGATGACCTGCACTCTTTCCAGAGTGAAGAGGTTATTGTTGAATCGGTCTGCATCCAGAACAGAACCGCCAACATCAGCTGCGCCGTTATTATCGCCAATCCAGAAGTTCTGGATTGAAGTCATCTGATTTGGGAACCACTTAGAGAAAGAAAGCAAAGAAGCATCGATCTTCTCGTTTCTGTTTGGCTCGGTAATCGAATCCTTGTTTTCGAACTGCACACCCCATGTAAATGCATTCTGCACGTTCTTGCGAGGCGAAACGCCGACTGCAAGAGTTTCACGCATTGGCACTGGAGGCTGAACAACCTGAGCCATGGTGTCTTCAGTAATACCAGCTTCGCTGCTAGCCTCAGAGGTCGTGAACGATCCGGTCAAGATGGATGACGTGTCTGACGTACCAGATGTTACCAAGTGGTACAGGCCGCGGAAACCAGTCGGCAGTGCAGTCGCATCAACAGCACCACGATCAAGAGCATCGCTAATCTCAACTCTAATAAAGTTAGAAACATTTGGATAGTCGCCTTCAACCACGATCTTCTGGGCACCGGTAGCAGCATCGAAATCGAAGTAAGTGTGGCGATCACCGATGCGCTTGGCAACATAAGTGTCAGCAGTCGGATCCAGTGTGCAACCTCGGAAAGACTCGACAACCTCAGGGTTGAGATCGTTGTCTAAGAAGCGACGAACCAAGACATCGAACGTACCGTACTTGTTATTGGCTTTGTTGGATGCTTTGATGTTTTCAATAGTGATCTTGAACTCGCCAGAACCAATGGTACCGTCGGACAGTGTGTGGAACTTGAACAAGTTGACGTTGTTAGCGCCAAACTTCTGTGAAACCACGAAAGGCGAGAAAGCAGCTGAGAATCTGTCTTCCCAGTTTTCAAAGTTAGGTGTTCCAACCGTTGAAGCCCCAGTCGCTGTACCAGTATTTCGATCTTGTGAAGACGTTAGCAATAGAACCGAAGGCTCTCCGTCAGGCCACGATCCAGCCGCGATGACTCCGTCACCAGTTACATCTGCTAGGTTTTTAGATATATCATAG